ACGATCAGGTCATCGACGGCTGCGGGAGGGATGTGGAGGAGGTGGGCGAAGAGTCCGAGGTAGCCGTCTCGGGCACGGACGATGTCGGGCTCTGGCTCGGGTCCTGCGCTGTGTCCGGCCGGCCCGGGTGCTCCGGTGCTTTTGGGGCCGCGGTCAGCTCAGCGATAACCTGCCGGGCGTAGTCCGGATCCAGGGCCGCCGTGGGGAGTTCCGCGAGGGCCGTGGCGACGTCCTCGGGGGTGACGTCGGGGTTGCGGGCGGCGGTGGCAACGGCCTCTTCGACCCAGGAACGCACCTCGGTGTTGTCGAGCCGGGTGACCATCTCGTTGATGCCGGGGTCGAACTCGCTGAACCTGAGGGTCGGCTGGGAGCGTTTCTTCAGGACCCACACGATGCCGCGCATCGCGTCGAGGTCCTCGCTGCCCAGCCCGGCCTGGACCTCTGCCCACTTCATGTCGACCGTGCGGGACACGATCGACGCCTCCGACACCCGCAGAGTGCCGGCGTCGTACTCCTCGCGCTCGCCGCCCTGCGGCGTGTAGACGATGATCACGGGTTCTCCTACTCGATGCGGCGGCGCACGTCGTCCACGACGCGGGCCACCTCGCGGGTCATACGGTCGGTGTGGGCGCGCACGGTCTTGTCCCACCACATGGGCGGTGCGCTCTGCTGCGCCCACCGGCGCCGGTTGCCGAACACGGGGTGCCGGATGCGGCCGGTGTTGATGGTGTCCGGCATCTTCTTCAGGTCGGGCGGCAGACGCCCCTTGTCGATCCAGACGCGGGCGCCGGGATCGCCGGCCGTCCGCACCGAGATGCGGATGGCGTCGGCGATCGTGGTCCGCAGCGGGCGGGTTGTCGGCGAGCGCCCTCCGCGCTTGCCCGCGGCCCGGGCCTGGGACCGGATGTCCAGGCCCCGCATGGTGTCCTGCAGGTCGGAGCGCAGCGGCTCCGCGGCACGGCGGATACGGCGCTGCATGCTGGCCCGCAGGTTCTCGTGCCCGGCCCGCCGCAGCCGCCTCTGCAGCTCCAGCAGCTGGCCGGTACCGAGGATCCGCACGTCCTGCACGACGTCACCTCACAGGGTCGCGTCGGTGGAGATGTATTCGATGACCGGCTGGTTGGTGCCGTCGTACAGCCCGGTGAAGCTGATGGTCGGCTTGACGAGATCGAAGCCGTCCACGGTCGGCGGCGCCTCGTCGACGCGGATGGCCGGGAGCTTGATGCGGAACGTCTCGTCGTAGGTGGTGGCGATGTTGGGGCCCTTGAAGTCCCAGATCAGGGACGTCGCCGCGTCCGAGGTGTGCAGGTCGTCGAGGGTGGTGTCGACGTAGTCCATCTCGAACGACCCGGTGATCTTCACCTGGTCGTTGGTGATGGGCTCCTTCTTCGTACCGGAGCTGCCCGCATAGAACCGGTCGACGGCCTGCGGCCGCTCGATCTTGATGCTGACCTTGCGGATACCGTCCCGCGCGGTCTCCGTGCCGAAGGTGCCGGTCTTCAGCGACATCTGCCCGAAGTGGAACGGGCTCATGGCCGGGTAGGACGCCGTGGCCAGCGTCTGCGTCTCGTCGCAGCCCTTGGAGTCGAACTCGAAGGACGCGGTGAGCATGCCGCCCACCTCGCACGAGAACTCCGCGCTGATGACCTTGCAGCCCAGGAACGTCTTGTCCGTGACCAGCCCGGTGGTCAGCGGCACGCCCTTCTGGATCGACAGACTCTTGCCCGCCGTGTCGGCCAGGGTGTGGGTCTGCAGGTACGCCGGGCCCGCGCCCTGCTGCACCGGCGTGACGGTCGTACCCATCAGCGCCTGCAGCAGCAGCCCCATCGCCTTGTTGGTGACCTCCAGATCGATCGACCCGGAGGCCTCGGTCTGGGTGACGACGCGCCGCCCCGACAGCGGCAGCAGCCGGCCCGCGGCGATGCCCGCGGACTGCGCCGTCGTCTTTTTCAGGACCAGCGACTCCTTGGTGAACTCGATGAACTTGGCGGGGGCGACGAACGTGCCGTAGGTCGTCTCCGCCGCGATCCCGAGCTGGGCCCCCAGGCCCGATCCGATCGCCATTACTCAGCAGCTCCCTTCGCGGCCCGGGCCGCCTTCGGCTGCGGCGCCAGCACCGGCGCCGCCTTCGGCTCCTCGACCGCCTTCGGCTCGTCGACGGGCTTGGGCTCCTCGACGACCTCCCAGTTCGCGGGCTGGCAGGCGTAGCCCTCGAACCGGTCGTCGGGGACCTGGACGACCTCGTCGGGCTGGACGGCCCGGCCGCCCAGCTCGGGGACGGTCACCGGGTCCGGGCCCACAAAGCGCACACGCGCCATGGCAGAACTCCTCTGGTGGGGTGGGTCGGTCAGATGCGGGCGCGGCAGGACACGGTGAACGCCAGGCCGGCGAGGGCGCCTTCGGCCTGGGCCTGCTGCAGGTTGCCCGTGGTCAGCTCGGACCACAGGACGGCACCGTTGAGGGTGGGCGCCTCCGGTGCAGCGTCGGTGGCGCGCAGCGCGTCCTCGACGGCGGCGACCATGGCGAACACCTTGGCCCGGCGGACGGACATGTCCATGTCCCCGCCACGGGACTCGGCGTAGCAGGAGATCGTGAACTCCTCGTCTCGCGTGCGGGCACCCGCCGACGCGAACGTCTGCTGCAGCACGACGGCCGCCTCGGCGTCGGGCTGCCATCCGATGTGGATGCGGTGCCGCTCGGTCGCGTTGACCGCGTCGGGACCGTCCACGACGCGCACCTCGGCCAGTGCGGGGACCGCCTGCAGGATCGCCACCAACGCATCGACGGCGGCGGGAACCCGGGAGGTGGCCACTACGCCACCCCCGGGGGGAGCTTGAACGGCTCCAGCAGCTGCAGCACCCGGTTAGGCACCGCGTAGCCGAAGCCGGGGATCGGATCGGTGACCGACCAGTCGTCGGCGCCGCCGGACGGGACCCGGGAGGCCCCGTACTGGGTGCGCCACAGGTGTTGCAGCAGGATCAGCGCGGCCAGCTTGATGGTCGGCGGCACCGTGGCCCGGCCCGCGGTGTAGCTGACGGTGAACGGGCCGCCGGTGAAGTGCCCGCCGTCCAGGCGGCGGATGATGCCGGCCGGGCCGTTCACGTGCAGGGTGTCGACGTCGTAGACGGTGCCGCCGGTCAGCGCGCCCGACAGGGCGGTCACGGTCAGGACGGGCGGGTGGAGCACGCTGAGTGTGGGCCCGCAGCCCTCGACGATGTCCGTCACCGCGCGCTGCTCGATCACGCCTACGTAGCCCTCGATCGCCGCGGGCAGCGCGTCGAGGTAGACCTGCAGCTCGGTGTCGTGCGCGGAGCTGTCGATGTCCAGCTGGGCCTTGGCTTCGTCCAGCGTCACCAGCGCCATGCCGTCCCCCTACTCGGTGCGCGGCGGCGCCTTGCGGCGGCCGCCAGTCTTGCGGGCCGTCGTCTCGGCGGCGGGCTGCTCGGGGGTCTCGGGCTGGACGGAGCGCACCAGTTCCGCGCGCACCCCGTCCGCCCACTTCGTGGCCTCGGAGCCGGGCAGGTCGACCACCTGCCCGGCCTCCCAGGCGAAGTCGTCACCCGCGACGCTGGTCAGCATGCGGATGCGGGCCATCAGTCACCCAGCCCCTGGTGGCGCTCCTCGACCTCGCGCTCGGCCTTGGCCTCGGCCGTCGCGATGGCCTCGTCCTGAGCGTCCTTCAGGGCCTGCACCTCGGCGTCCGGCTCGCTGGAACCGGCGCCCTCCGGGGTGCTGCTCACGCCGCGGGCGGCGGTGTCGACGGCGGACGCGGCCTGCTGCGCCAGCTGCTGCTTGGCGGCCTCGACGGCCGTCTCCTTGTCGCCGATGAACTCCGGGTTGACCTGGTCCATCGAGCCGTCCGCCCGGCGCGAGGCCATGACGATGCGGTCGTGGTCGCCGTGCTCGGCGGCCTTCGGGGTGGGCTTGTCCTGGAGGACACCGGCCTCGGTGTCCTTCTTCGGCGTGGTCGCCATACTGCTGCTCCTTCTGCCTCGTGACGGTCTGGGGGCGGGCCGGGTCAGGTCGCGGAGTTGCGGTACGCCTTGTACGCCGCGGTGTCCTGCGGGGTGCCGTCGGTGCGCGCGAAGGCGAGGAACCCGACCTGCAGGTAGTCCGCGTACCGCTCGGCGAGGCGCAGCATCTGCACGTCCTGCACGTCGCGGATGAGGTAGCCGGTGAAGAAGTCGCCGAAGAGGATGCTCTTGGCGTTGGCCGCCATCGCGGGCATGTCGGTGTTGATCGTGTACTTGTAGCCGAGCAGCCCGTCGGGGACGCCGACCTGCACGGACGGCTCCCACAGCGGCCGGTTCTGGCCGTCCTTCAGCTTCCGTGCGGCGGCCAGGGTGCCGTCGGCCAGCATGAACTGGGCCCGCCCGGAGTTGCGGTACGCGGGGTCGACGGAGTGGATGAGGTCGATCAGGTCGTCGTAGGTGACCGACGTCGTCTGGCCGGTCGCCCCGGTCTTGCCGATCGTCGCGTTGGTCTGCACGCCCTCCGGCTGGGAGCTGCCCGTGCCGGTGGTGAAGTGCGTGTTCTGGATGCGGCCGATCCGCCGGCCCAGCACCCCCGCCAGCCACGACTCGAGGTCGAACGCGCTGTCGTTGAGCAGCTGCAGGGACACCCGCACCAGCTTGGAGGTGTACATGTAGGCGCCGACGTCGTTCGTACCGATCGTGACGTCCTGCTCGGTGACCTGCGTGTTCTCGGCGAGGATCGCGCCGACGTTCGCGGTGTCGTCGTTCGTCGGCCAGGGCAGCGTGGCACCGGTCGCGGTCGTGATGACCTGGGCGACGTCGCGCATCGAGCTGTAGAACTTCATCGTCTCGATGAGCTGCGCGCGGAACGGGGCCGGGACCATGTAGCCGCCGGCCGCGCCGGTGGCCACACCGGCGGCCCGCAGTTCCTTGCCGTCGACCCACCCGGTGCGCAGCGTGGTGCGCTCCTCGCCGGACAGCTCGGTGGAGCCGTCGCGCATCCAGCTGCGCCAGGCGTCGGCGTAGGCCGCGGCCCGGTCGGGGCCGCCGTGCCGCTCCTCGTCGTTCTCCTTGGTCGCGTCGATCACCTGGGAGTAGTCGACGTTGGAGAGGCGGGCGTGGCGCTCCTCGCGCTCGATGTCGGTGGACAGACGCTCGACGTCGGCCAGTGCGGCGTCCCACGCGCTGCGGTCCTCGGCGGACAGCTCGGCGGCGGCGGCCGCGCGGTTCTGGAACTCCTGCGCCTTGTCCCAGGCGCTCGCGCGCTGGTCCAGCAGATCCTTCAGGGTGGGCATTGTGCCTCCAGCACGAACGGCCCCGGCCGGTGTCCGGCGGGGCTGGGGGATGGGGTGTGGGTACGGCTACCGCGCCAGGCGGTAGCGGGCGGCGAGCAGCTCCATCTGCCTCGCCTGACGGCCCCCAGTGGTCTCTCCCGGCTGGGTTGCGTCTGCGCCCCGAGTGGCCGCCGTGGCGGCCGGCTCGCGGCGGAAGTCGAGAAGCTCGGGCCGCAGCGCGGCCCGGCGGTCGAAGGCGGCCTCATCGCCGCGCGCGGCCAGCGCCACGCCGACCGAGCGCAGCGCGGCGTCGGTGCCCTCGTAGGCGGGGAACGTCACGGCGGACACCTCGAACAGCTGCACCTCCCGGAGGATGCGCAGCTCGGCCTCCATGTCGCCCTCGGAGGTCTGGACGGGGACGGTGGTCCACTCGTCCTTCACGGTGCGGAACCCGAAGGACATGCCGGTGATGTTCGACAGGCCCAGGTTCACGACGAGGTCACTGACGTAGGACAGGCGGGTGTCGAGGTCGGCATCGACCGCCAGGCCCTGCGCGTCCTGCGCCAGGCGCAGAGAACCGGCCGACACACGGGAGACAACCAGGCGGGTGTCGTGGTCGACGAGGAACCTCGCGTCGCCTTCGGCCAGGGTCTTCGTGAAGGCGCCCGGCGCGATCTCCTCGTAGAACCCCCACGTCAGCGGGTTCCCGATCGCAGTGCGCTGGGAGAACACGGCGGCATGGCCGTCGAAGCCCATCACGCTCGTACCTTCGCCGGCCGCGCGTAGCTGCGGCCCGGCCGTGGCCAGGGCGAGGTCGCGGCGCTCCTCAGTCCTGTGCGTCATCATCGCCGCCTTCCTCGCGGTCTGATCCGGTGTCCGGGCTGAGCAGTTGGTGCGCGGCGGCCAGATGCCGGGCCGCGCGTGCAGCCCTGCCGCTGGCTCCGGCCCCCGGCGGCGCGCCCTGATCGGCGAGTGGGTCGCTGCCCAGCGGCGCCATGTACGTCGGCTGCAGCCGCATGTTCCCCTCCTCGCCACCGATTGGCGTCAGGTCCTCCAGCTCGCGGATGTCGTCCGCGGAGAACGCGCCGGTGTCGCGCAGGGCCCGGTAGAACGTCGCCCGCGCCGAAGAGTCGCCGCGCAGCAAGCCGTTCACCTGGTACTTCGCGTACTGCTTGGTGGTGAGCAGCTCCTTCGTGACGCGCTGCTCGGTCGGCGTCAGCCACGTCGGCGCCAGGTCCCACGTGACGAAGCCCTGCGCCTGCTGCTCCAGGCCCGTGCCCCACGACGTGCTCTTCTCCGTGGACATCAGGAGGAACGGCGGGACGCCGAACATCCTGCTGACCTCGGTCACCTGGAACTGCCGCGACTCGAGGAACTGGCTGTCCTTGTACGGCATCGTCACCGGCTGGAAGCTGGCTCCGGAGTCCAGGATGGCGACGTCATGCGCCGACTGGCTGCCCTGTAGCTTCGCCTTCCACGACGCCTTCAGCTGCGCCGCCTGCTCCGGGGTCAGCCGCGCCTCGGTCTGCAGCACGCCAGAGATCATGTTCCCGGAGCCGTACAGCCGCGCGGCCGCCTTCTCCGCGGCCAGGCCCAGGCCGATGCCCTCGGCGGCGGCCCGGACCGGCGAGCAGCCGGTCACGCCGTCGTAGCCGAGCGCGGGCAAGTGGAGGATCTCCCGGGACGTCAGCCGCTGCCGCACCCCGTTGTCGTCCTGGACCCAGAACACCTTGCCGCTCGGATTCTCCGGGGTGGGCCTCTCGCGGTCGACCTTCACCCGGTCCGGGCGGATCGGCCACAGCTGCACGATCTGCCCACCGCCGTTGCGGACCTTCTGCAGGTAGGCGTTGCCCCACAGCAGCCGGTGCACATACACCAGCCGCCACAGCTCGAAGCGGGTCAGCTCCGGGTGCGGGTCCTCCAACAGGGGCACGCTCTCGCGGTCCCGGGTGCCGGCCGCGTAGGTGTGCAGCGGGAGCGCCGCGGCGACGTTCGCGATGACCGCGACGGCCCGCCACACCGCCGGCATGTGCAGGGCGCTGGTCTCCGTGACCGCCACCCCGGCATCGCCCGGCGTGCCGCCCAGCAGATTCATCAGGCTCATCGAGGTGAGCGGTACCGCCGGGTTCTCCACCGAGGACCGGCGCTCGAACAGACCGAACAGGCTCATCGGCGCGCCTCCTTACGGGGAGTCGGCGGGACTGCGGCTGTGGCCCGCTCGAGTACCGCGATGGCCGCCAGGCCGCCCAGGATGAGCGCTGCGGGCACGTACACCAGGGCCACCCCGTAGAGGACGGTCAGCGCGGCCAGAATCTCCAGCAGGTACAGCAGCACGGTTCTCACCACAGGTTCGGCGCTCCCTCGTCCTCGACGTCCACGCCG